CGCGAATATCTCGACAAGCTGAATGCGCTGCGTGACCGCAAAGGCATGGTGGTTATCCAGATCGCCCATACCGACATCAAGCGGTTCGATAGCCCGGAGCACGAACCCTACGACCGGTATGTGATCAAGCTGCAGACCCGCGCCTCGGCGCTGCTGCAAGAGCATTCGGATGTGGTGCTCTTTGCGAACTATCAGATCTCGGTCGCCAAATCCGATGTCGGCTTCAACAAAAAGGTGACCCGGGCGCTCGGGTCCGGTGCGCGCGTTATGCACACCGAAGAGCGTCCCGCGTTCCTCGCCAAGAACCGTTACGGCCTGCCGGACACTCTGCCGCTTTCGTGGTCAGAGTTCCTGGCAGCCATGCCCCAATCCCAATGATTGCCTTGAAAGGATACGACCATGGCACGTTTTGATACGTCCTTTGACGCCACCAGCGTTGAACCCACCACCCCCTATGAGCTGCTGCCCGCAGGTAAATACCGCGCTCAGATCGTTGAGAGCGAAATGCGCGTGACCCGCAACGGTATGGGCCAGTTCCTCTGGCTGATGCTGGATATTTTGGACGGCCAGCATAAGGGCCGGAAGATCTTTGATCAGCTGAACCTGGTGAACCCGAACCCCACCACGGTCGAGATTGCACAGCGGACGCTGTCGGCAATCTGTCATGCGACGGGCCGGATGCATGTCAGCGACAGCGAGGAGCTGCACCTGATCCCGATGACGATCCAGGTGAAGATCAAGCCGCCGAAGAACGGCTACGGCGAAAGCAACGCCATTGCCTATCTGCCGCCCGAAAGTGGAGGCGCCCCTGCAGCCGCCGCAAAACCTGGCGCAGCCCCAGCAGCACCGCCCTCAACGCAGGCCGCTTCCGCACCGCCCAAGATGGCCTCTGCGCCCTGGAACAAGAAGGGCTGATCAATCGCGCTGCTCCGCATCCCTGACTGACGGGGCAGCGTCCAACCCCATCTGAGGATATTCCCATGACTGACCTGCATAACGCGGCCCCTCGGGCCGTGATCAGCCCCGGCTTGCTTGATGACCAGCGCCGGTTGATTGAACTCGACGACGATATTGCCAAGATCCGCACACAGATCGCGACCGCGGATCTGGCACGCCAGCGGGGCCAAAGACCCATCGACCCTGACTGGTTCCACCGGGCAAGAACCGCGCTGCGCCACCTGTGCCGCGAACGCTCCGAGTTGCTTGCCAAAGGCACAGGCCGCCGGCGTCGCGAAAAGCTGAAAGATGCTCTGATCGGCGTCCTGCGCGAGCGCCACGACCCGGATACTTGGAGCGGCATTCTGGCCGAAGCCCAAGCCCGCAGTGAACGGGAGGGATTGTGATGGCTGATCTTCCTGCACCACCCACGCCAACGCTGACGGCGATCTACGCCGATTACGAGGCCCGCCAGGGCGATGGCTTCCGTGACCATCTCGGCGCATCCATCATCGGTAAATCTTGCGCACGCGCGCTCTGGTATGATTTCCGCTGGGTGACGCCGTCACGCTTTTCTGGCCGCCTGCTGCGTCTATTCGAGACAGGCCAGCTGGAAGAGGACCGCATGGTGCGCAACCTGCGCGCCACTGGGGCCACTGTTCTGGAACTAGACCCAGAAACAGGACGACAAATCCGCGTGGAGGCCCATGGAGGTCATTTTGGCGGCTCGCTGGATGGCGTCGCCCTCGGTCTGCTCGAGGCGCCAAAAACCTGGCATGTGCTGGAATTCAAAACGCATGGCGTCAAAAGCTTTGCCGATTTGACCGCGAAAGGCGTGGTGGCATCGAAGCCGCAGCATGCCGCGCAGATGCAGATCTACATGCACCTGACCGGTATCACCCGCGCGCTCTACATGGCGGTCTGCAAGAATACCGACGCGCTGCATATCGAACGGGTTGAGGCCGGTCCTGCCATGGCCGAACGCCTTCTGGAGAAGGCTGGCCGGGTGATCTTCGCTCAACATCCGCCTGCGCGGATCAGCGAGGATCCAGCTTGGTTTGAATGCCGTTTTTGCGATCACCACGCAGCCTGTCATGAGGGTGGCGGGGCCGCTGTGACCTGTCGGTCATGTCTGCATGCGACGCCTGTTGATGGCGGATGGCACTGCGCGCGTCATGACAGAATGCTGGCGCCGGCTGAGCAGCGGGCCGCCTGCGGCAAACATCTCTTCATCCCCGATCTCGTTCCGGGGGAGGTCATCGATGCGGGGGACGACATTGTCACCTACCGCATGAACGATGGCGCCTCCTGGTCAAATGACGCTCGCAATACGGAGGCTGCGCCATGCTGACCCTGCGCCCATACCAAGAGGCTGCGATCTCTTCGATCTACGACTATTTCCAGACCAACAAAGGTAACCCTCTGGTGGTGATTCCGACCGCCGGCGGCAAGTCGCTCGTCATGGCGTCATTCATCGAAGGGGTGCTGAAGGCTTGGCCTGATCAGCGCATCCTGATCGTGACCCATGTGCGCGAATTGATCGCCCAAAACCATGCCGAGATGATCGGGCTTTGGCCTGAGGCACCTGCCGGCATCTATTCGGCAGGCTTGGGAAAACGTGAGGCTCAGGCCCGCGTCCTGTTTGCTGGCATCCAATCAATCCATCGCCGCGCCCATGAGATCGGCCACACCGATCTGGTGTTGATTGATGAGGCCCATCTGATCCCGGGCAATTCCAGCACGATGTACAGGCGCTTTCTGGACGCTCTGCAGGCGATCAATCCTGCGCTGAAGGTAATCGGGCTCACAGCCACGCCGTTCCGCACCGGCAGCGGCATGCTGCATGAGGGCAAGGACGCACTCTTCACCGACATTGCCTATGAGGCGCCGGTGCGCGAGCTGATTGACGCAGGGTTTCTGAGCCCACTGATCTCGAAACAGCCCAATACGCGGCTCGACGTCTCGAAGGTCGGCACCCGTGCGGGTGATTTCATTGCGCGCGATCTGGCAGTCGCGGTCGATCAGGAAGCGACCACGAGGGCAGCCGTAACCGAGATCATCACCCATGGAAAAGACCGCAAATCCTGGCTGGCCTTTTGCTCTGGCGTGGATCATGCGCGCCACGTCGCCGAGGAGTTTGCGCGTCAAGGCGTCACCTGCCGCACGATCTTCGGGGATACGCCCAAGGAGGAGCGAGATGCTATCATTGCGGCCTTCAAGCGCGGTGAAATTCGCGCGCTGGCCTCGATGGGCGTGCTGACGACCGGGTTCAACGCGCCTGGCGTCGATCTTATCGCTTTGCTGCGTCCCACCAAATCCGCAGGGCTCTATGTCCAGATGGTTGGTCGCGGCACGCGTCTGGCTCCGGACAAGGAAAACTGTCTGGTTCTCGACTTTGCAGGCAATGTCCGCCGCCACGGGCCGATTGATTTGGTACGCCCCAAACACCCGGGCGATGGCGGGGGTGGCGAGGCGCCGACCAAGATCTGCCCCGAGTGTGATAGCATCCTCGCGCTCTCGGCCACCGAATGTCCTGACTGCGGATACGAATTCCCGGCGCGGGAGGTGAAAATCGCCCCTACAGCCGCCACGCTCCCGGTTTTGTCGCCGAAAGTCGAGTGGCTGCCGGTGCATGGTGTGTCCTACAGCCGCCATGACAAGAGCGGCGGGCGCCCCTCAATGAAGGTCACCTATAGCTGCGGGCTCAAGTCCTACAACGAATGGGTCTGTGTCGCACATCAGGGCTATGCGCGCCAGAAGGCGCTCGAGTGGTGGCGCAAGCGCGCGCCGGGCTGCCCGATGCCACGCACTGTCGACGATGCCATTGCGCAGGCGGGGCAACTGGCCCGGCCAACTGCAATCTCGGTGCGCCCGTCTGGCCGCTATTTTGAAATCTCCGGCTACAGGTTTAATCCATGCGCCACATCAACTCCAGCCTCTGCGCCGTCTGCCACCGGGAACCTCGCGGGTTTGGTTGGTTCAACC